TACTATACCTATGTACTTTAGTTTTTAACATTAAAGATAAATTCTAAAGTATACTTAAGTAATCTTTTATTAACTATACAGAAGGTAAATTACTATGGCAGTATTAGAAGGAAATGTAGCGTTCGCTAACCTTGACGAACACGAAGAATATCAGGGTCAATCAACTGGGAAATACTCATTGGTATTGTCGCTAGAACCTGCTGATGCAGATAAGCTATCCGACAAGGGTGTCAAACTACGCGAGTATGAGGGAACAGCACAGCGTAAGTTTAGCACTAAATATGATGTACCCATGTTTGATGCAGATGGTAATGAGTTTAGTGGTCGATTAACCAGAGGTTCTAAAGTACGTGTTAAGTACGCAGAAGGTAAACCTCACCCAGTACATGGTACGTCAACCTACTTGTCAGCCATTAAGGTGTTAGAACTAGCGGAAGCTACCGAGGGAGGCTCGGACTTCTAATGACTGACTCGCATTTTGTTAAACATGAGCCATGCCCATCGTGTGGCTCTAAGAACAATCTCGCGAGGTACTCCGATGGTCATGCCGTCTGTTTTTCAGGCGGTTGTGACCACTACGAGAGAGGCAACGGAGAGGTTGTACAAAGTAAACCTAAAGCGAACAGGACATTAGAGATGACAGGTGTTATAGCATCAATCCCAGATAGACGTATCACAGAGGCAACTTGTAAGAAGTTTGGTGTCACTGTTGAGTACGATACAGCAGGGACTATAAGCAAGCATCACTACCCATACTTTGACAAGGACACAGGCGCACAGACAGGTACTAAGTCTCGCATAGTAGATAACAAAGCATTCTATGCTAGCGGTACGTTTGACAATGCAGGTCTGTTTGGTCAGCAAGCGTTTAAAGGTGGTGGTAAATACATAACAGTAGTAGAGGGAGAGGCTGACGCACTAGCGGTGTCGGAAATGTTTGACGGTAAGTGGGCAGTTGTGTCAATACGGTCAGGCGCATCAGGAGCAGTTAAGGACATCAAGCAGAACTTGGAGTGGCTTGAATCATTCGAGAACGTAGTCATCTGTTTCGACAGTGACAATGCGGGTCAGGAAGCATCTCGCGCGGTGTTAGATTTGTTTACACCCAACAAAGCGAAGAACGTAAAGTTACCTGTCAAGGACGCAGGTGAAATGCTGAAGGAACGTAACGTACAGGGATTCATCAGGGAGTGGTGGAACGCTAAGACCTATCAACCAGACGGTATCATCGCAGGACTTGATACTTGGGAGTCAATCGTAGCGCAGGAGGACGTACAGTCCATACCCTATCCGTGGTCATGCTTGAATGATATGACGTATGGGTTCAGGGAGAAGGAACTTGTAACAATAACCAGTGGTTCTGGTATGGGTAAATCACAGATTGTCAGAGAGTTGGAACACTACTTACTAGGTGCAACAGATGACAACATTGGTATACTCGCGTTGGAAGAGGACATACCTAAAACTGCTCTAGGGATTATGAGCATCGAGGCAAACCAGACTCTACATCTGAGCCGCGAGTTTAGCAGGGAAGACAAAAAGGTATTCTGGGACAAGACATTAGGCACAGGACGTATCTATATGTTTGACCACTGGGGTTCGACCAATGAGGATAACCTACTAAGTCGCATCAGGTATATGGCTAAAGGTCTTGATTGTAAATGGATTATTCTTGACCACTTGAGTATCGTTGTGTCAGACCAAGAGAATGGTGATGAACGTAAAGCCATTGATAGTATTATGACCAAGCTACGTCAGTTAGTTCAGGAGACAGGTGTTGGTTTATTCTTGGTGTCACACCTACGCAGACCATCAGGGAAGGCACATGAGGACGGTGGGCAGATTAGCTTGGCTGAGTTACGAGGTTCAGCGGCAATCGCACAGCTATCCGACATGGTGATTGGTTTGGAACGTGACCAACAGAATCAAGATGCACAGGTAAGGAATACCACTACAGTACGGATACTTAAGAACCGATACGCAGGACTTACAGGGGCGGCTTGCTACCTCTACTATGATAAAGATACTGGTCGTATGATTGAAACTACGTGTCCAGTTAATGATGACAATCAGGAGTTCTAACATGGCTAATAGAGTGGGGCAGTATCATATACATGACGTAGATAACGCAGACCCTATGCTAGTAGAGAACGCAATAGAGTCTTTAAAAAATCTAGGTAAGACTAAAATATATCCGTATGGTGCAGGTCAGATATGTTTTCATCATAGAAAGTGTTATTTCTTTATAACGCCTTACTCTATGAAGTGGTGTCCTAGACACAAGGCACATCAGAAGTGGTACAAAGGTTATGAGAGTGTTGAGGAAATCTTTGATGCTATAAACGGTTGGTGTGATTACAGAGACAGTTTTAGGAAAGACAAGTAATGAAGCAAGTTGTATTTGATATAGAAGCTAACGGTCTACAGCCTACAAAGGTCTGGGTAATCGTTGCTTGTGACCTATCAAACCAAGAGACAGTTGTGTTCTCTGGTGATACGTTACAGGACTTCAATGCTTATATCAAAGATGCTGAGGTCATTGGTCATAACATCATTGGCTATGACGTACCAGTTCTTGAACGCTTACTAGGCACAGACTTTAGTAGTTGTAAGATTACAGATACATTAGTATTGTCAAGACTTACTGAACCATCGCGTGAAGGTGGTCATTCATTAGATAACTGGGGACAGCAGTTAGGTTTCCCTAAAGGAGAACACAGTGATTGGAATACATTTTCTCAGGATATGGTGGACTATTGCAAGCAAGATGTACTGGTTAATGTCAAAGTGTACCACGCGCTACGAGGTGTACTGGCAGGTTTTGGAAGCGAAAGCATTAGCCTTGAGCATCAAGTACAAAGCATTATCACAAAACAAACGGACAACGGTTGGTTACTAGACCAAGAACACGCTTTTGTTTTACTTGCTAAACTTAAGGAGAAGAAGTACGACCTCGAAGATAAGGTACATGAAACATTTAAACCGTTACCTACATTCATTAAGGAGATAACACCTAAGTACAAGAAGGACGGTACGATGTCCGTGGTTGGTCTTAAGTTTCTAGGGGACAGTTGGTCAGACTATATAGCACCATTTAGTCGTGTTGATTACCCAGAGTTTAACTTAGGTTCGCGTCAGCAGATAGGTAGATACTTACAATACTTTGGTTGGAAGCCTAAGAAGTTTACAGAGAAGGGTCAAGCCATTGTTGATGAAGCTATCTTATCTAAGGTAACTAATATACCAGAAGCTAATATGATTGCTGAGTACCTAATGGTTCAGAAGCGTATAGCACAGGTACAGTCATGGTTAGATGCTGTTGAGGACGATGGTCGTGTACATGGATATGTAAATTCTAACGGTGCAGTAACGGGACGTATGACACACTCTAGTCCTAATGTAGCACAAGTGCCTAGTTCAGGCGCACCATACGGAGCAGATTGTAGAGCCTGTTGGACTTCACCTAAAGGCTACAAGATTGTTGGTATGGACGCATCAGGACTTGAGTTACGTATGCTTGCACATTATATGAACGATGAGGGATACACAAATGAAATACTCACTGGAGACATTCATACAGCAAACCAACTTGCTAGCGGTGTTGACACACGAAGTCAGGCAAAGACTTTCATATATGCGTTCTTGTATGGAGCAGGGGACGCAAAAATCGGAAGTATCGTTGGAGGAACTGCTGTTGATGGTAGAAGACTTAAGAAGAAGTTCCTCTCAAACACGCCATCTCTTAGAGACCTACGAGAAAGAGTTAGCGTGGCATCTGGAAGAGGTTATGTTCACGGATTGGACGGGCGCAGAGTCGCAGTACGCTCAGAACACTCGGCATTAAACACGCTGTTACAGTCAGCAGGTGCAATCGTTATGAAGAAGGCACTATGTTTACTGGACGAGTACGCTAAGACTTGGAACTTAGATTATAAATTTATAGGAAATATACATGATGAAATTCAAACAGAAGTTAAAGAAAGTGAAGCAGATGTTTTCGGACGCTTGGCAGTGTCTTGTATTGAAGCCGCAGGCATTCATTATAAACTTAATTGTCCCCTCGCAGGAGAGTATCAAGTCGGAGACAACTGGTCGGAAACACATTAGGAATTGTAATCACTGTGGCGTAGTGCTAGTAGAGGGAGACAACTGGGCGAAGAGTACCGTGGCTAAGAAGAACTATATATGTAAGAAGTGTAACTCAGCCAATACCCAGAGAAACCTTAAGAAGCGTAAAGGGAGAAAGGCATGAAGCCATGTAAAGCAGACAGGAAGAAGTTTGACTTAGACCTACAGTACGGAGAAGTCAGGGAGGACAAAGTAGCTGAGATGCTACAGGACAAGAAGATAGAGGTTAAGTCAGAGAAGGACTTATGGCAGAAGACAGGTAACATTTGCATTGAGTATGAGTCATGGGGTAAGCCGTCAGGCATTGAGGCTACTGAGTCAGACTACTGGTTTCATAACCTCTGCATTGGTGACGATGAGTATTGTACCTTAGTATTCAAAACACCTGTAC